CAATACACACAGCGATGGCCATAATGCTGTTTCATAGCTTCCCATTGCGCACGGGTAAAGTCATTAATTGCGGTAGCAGCTTTGCGTACTCGATATCTTTCTTGATTTATCTGACGAACTTCAGGATGCGTTTGATTCCAGGCACGGTCATAGCCAGGATGGTTTTGTCGAAAACGACGCTGGGTTTCCTTCGTCGTATCGGGATTCTCTGCGCGGTATTGACGTGCTCGTGCATTGATAGTGTCACGATGTTTCGCGTGATGGGCTCTCGCCTCTTGGCGCGCTTTTTCTGGGTCTTGCGCATAGCGAGCAGCGCTATAGGCACGTCCTTGGGCACGCAACTCTTCTCGATGCGTTTCTCGATACTTCGCTTTGATTGCCCGTATGTCGTCTGGATGTGTTTCCGCCCAGGCACGATTTGCCGCATCGCGTGCTTCTTTATGCTTTTGATACGACTGCCGATGTTGTTCCTGTATTTTTTCACGGTTGGCTTGATAAGCAGCATTGCGTTTCAAGCGGATTTCTTCACGATTGGCAGCCCACCACTCACGGTGCTTGGCGCTCCTTTCTTCCTTATGGGCATCTCGGTATTCCTTGGCTTGTGCAAGAAGGGCTTCTCGGTTGGCCGCATAGTAGCGTGCATCGTTTGCGCGGATCGTTTCCTTATGCGCGTCACGATAGGCTTTGCTCTGCGCCGCATGGTCACGTGCCCATTGGCGTTGATACTGTCGATGAGCTTCCAGTTGTTCAGGGGTCTTCGGACGTTTCGATGGCATGAGACCAACCTCCGGTTGTTGGTTCCGGTGCGATGGATACGGCAACTCGCCGGAAACGAGCTTCTCGGGTTGCAATCCCTAGCCGTACCCCCTGAGTATAGCAGAAAAGTGGGAAGGATAGCGATTTAAATGGCAGAGCTATTAGTCGGTGATGTAGTAGCCCGATTAAGACTAGATGCCAGCGGCTTTGACCAGGCGCTGACGCAGGCTCAGCAGCGTCTCACGCAACTCGCGCAGACCATGGGCCAGGTGCGTCAGCAACAGGCGAGCAGCCAGCAAGCGACGCAGCAACACGTCCAGGCGCTCCAGCAACTCACGCAAGCCGTCCAGCAACAGGCCCAAGCGGTCCAACAACAGAGCCAGGCGTCATCGCAGGCGGGCCAAGCGACACGCCAGCAGGCGCAAGCCCTCCAGCAACTCACGCAAGCCGTCCAGCAACAGGCCCAGGCCGTTCGCCAACAAGCCCAAGCTTTCCAGCAGCAAGCGCAAGCCTTTACGCAGGCCCAACAGGCGACCCAGCAACTGACGCAGCGCCAGGCCCAACTTGCCAGTCAGGTGCAGCAGACCACTACGGCCGCGCAGGCTTCTGGGAGTGCCTTGCAGACGGCCCTCAGTGTGGCCGGCGGCATCGGCATTGCCACGAGTTTGGGCGCGATCGTCAGCCAACTCAAAGAATTTGCCGTCAGTGCGATCGATGTCGCCACTCGCATGCAATCCCTGCGTGCCTCGCTTGCCGCCTTGGGTGGAGGCATTGGTGCGGGGCAACAACAATTTGCCCAACTCTTTCAAACGGCACAGGCCCTCGGCGTCGCCTTTGAACCACTCGCCCGCGGCTGGCGGCAACTGACGGCCGCCGCCACCCAGGCCAATTTGCCCCTGGAAGATCAACGGCGGTTACTGACTGCCGTCTCGAACGAAGCGCGGCGCGTCGGCGCGAGCAATGACGAACTGGGCCGGATCATTACGGCGCTCGCTCAGACGGCCAGTAAGGGCGTCGTGTCGATGGAAGAGCTCCGCCAGCAACTCGGCGAAGCGCTGCCTACGGCTCTGGCAGCCCTGGCCCGAGGCATGGGCTATACGACGGAACAGGTGACCAAGCTGGTGGAAACGGGCACCCTGCGCTTTGTGCCCTTTGCCCTGGCCTTTACGCGCGGCTTAGAAGACATGCAGGCGGCGAGTGGCAAGATGGCCGATGGGGCGCAGCAAGCGTTTAATCGGCTCGGGAACGCACTCATTGCCTTTAAAGATGCTCTGGGGGCCAATGTCCTGCCCGAACTTGAACGCCTCGCCAAGATTGCTACCGGCATTCTCGATACGGCGACGGCGCTCCTTGCGCTGGCGGGCGGGCGCCGTGACACCCGCCTCGCTCCCAATATGGCACAAGAAATTGCCGGCACGCCGGATCAAGAGCGTGAGGTGCAACGCCTGCGCGGCGTGATTGCGCGGTTAGAGCAGCAAGCGGCCACGGCGGTCCCCGGACCACTGCGTGAGCAGCGCGAGGGGATGGTTCAGCGGGCCAAGGAAGAGCTCGACACCCTCCTCGAAGTGATCCAAGGGACAAAGAACGAGACTGCTGAACAACAAAAACTCACCGAAGAGGCGAACCGGACTAAATCTGCCCGCGAGCAGGAGGCGGCGTTCCTTCAGACGATTACGCGGCAACTGGAAGAGGTTCGGAAGAAAGAGGCCGACCTTGCCGAATCTTCCCGAAAAGCCCCCAATGTCTTTGGGAGTCCGACTGGCACGCCGGAACAACAGGCCGAGTTTGCCAAGCGCCGTCAACAGTTGCTCGAACAGGAAACTGAGAAACTCACAGCGACGCTCAACCTCCGGCCCGCCAATGTCACACTGACCCCAGCTATTCAGGAACAACTAAAAAATCTGGGGCTCCTCGATCAGGCCTACGCCAAGGCCGCGCAGACGGTGGATCGCCTCAAGGAGGCGGAGCAAGCGCGTGCCCGTGCGGCGCGTGAACTGGAAGCGCAGCGGGAGCGCGTGCCCGCTCAGGTCAGTGCGCTGCAAGCCTTTGAAGAACGCCTCGGGGCCTTTGTGCGCCGGCCCACGGAGAACCTGGCGGAAGAGGCCGCCAGTCGGGTACGTGTGGCGGGCGCCGCCATGCAAAAGGAACTCGATACCCAGATTCGCACCTTTGAAACTTCGAAGCCCCTGCAGGCGGCAGACCCTGCCGCCTTAGCGCGGTTGCGCGGTCAGCGCGACGCCCTTACCCAGGCGACCGATGTCCAAGCGCAGGAAGCCTATACCACCGCCCTGGCCAAGCAGATGAGTACGCTTAACGATCTCGCCCGCTCGTATGGCTTTGTGACCAAGGAAGCCAGTGATCTCGCCCGTGCCGAAGAAGAAGCCGCTCGGTTTGCCGGGACGCCCCTCCAGGCACAGGCGGAGGAGCGGCTCCAGGTAGTTCGCGATGTGGCGACGATCGAAGCCCAGATCGTGGATTTAAAGCGGCAGGCCGCTGCCAGTGAACGGGCAGGACTGGAGGCCATGAAAGAGGCCAGAGCCAGTACGGCCTTTGACGTGACGCTGACCGAGCAACTGGAGCGGTTGCGTGCACCCCGTGAGGAACGCCCGGAACTGCGCTTGCGCGAACAAGCGCGGCGGCAAGGCGTAGAGGTGACCCCCGAGCGCGAAGCGCGCCTCCAAGCCATTACCGCGCAAGTGCGCTTTAACGAGATCATGCAAGCCACCGAGCGCATTGGCGATGCTGCCGCACAGACGCTCACCCAGGGCCTCCAAAGCATTATTGATGGCACACAACGCGTGAGCGATGCCTTCCGGCTCATGGCCAAGAGTATTCTCGATTCAGTCGCCCAGATTGCCCTCAACGAGGGCTTTCGCACGCTGATTCGGCTCGGCATTACGGCGATTGGCGCGGTCTTTGCCCCAGGGGTGACCGGCGGGGTCACGGGGGGGGCGACGACCGGGTCCATTGCGGCCGGTGTCGGGGGCAATTGGAGCGGCAGCGGATTGCAACACGGGGGCATCATTAATAAGCCCACGATGATCCTTGCGGGTGAAAATCCAGCGATGAATCCTGAATACGTCTTGAATCGGCCCCAGATGCAAGCGCTGATGAGTGGCACGATGCAGGCCGGTCCAACGGCCGGCGGCCAAGCTGCAGGCGTCACGGTCATTAACGTGCCCAACAGAGCTGTGGCCGAACAAGAGGCGGCGCGGGAACGTGCCCTCGGAAGATCTGTCATTATCAACGAAGTTCTGAATGAAATAAGTCAAGGATCAGGTTCGCGCATTGCGCGGACGTTACAGGCCCTGCGCTAACGTCGAGGATGAGGATGGCTGTCTATCCGATTGATCCCATACCGTCAAGCATATCGGTTGCCGCCGTGCAAGACCCGATGCACGAGTTTGAGTCAGACCAAGGCTATTCGATACGACGTCCTAAGCACAGTCGGTCCTTGCGCCAGTATCAGTTGGAATACCTAGGACTCACGACGCCGCAGATGCGCGTCCTGCGGGACTTCCTCCTCCAGCAGCGTCTGGGTGTACTGTCCTTTGAGTGGCTGCACCGCACGGGCGGGGACCGCGTCAACTACTCGAACACGACGCCCGTGGTCTGTACGCTCCAGCACAGCTACGTGACCAATCAGTGGCTCTGGTTGAACAGTGCGACGCATGCCGGGCTCAACGGGTTCTGGACGCTGACGCGCTTCGATTCCACGAGCTTTGCGCTCAATGGCTCAGCAGCTCAGGGCGGGACGGGGAGTGCCATCGCGGTGCCCTATCTCCCCAATGCCACGGCGCGCTTTGCCCAGGATGTGATGGAGCCCGCGGTCAAGCTCATTGGTCCCGAGGCGGCGGATGTCTTCACGCAAGGGCGCGGGCGTTTTAATCTCGTTGTGCTCATACAGGAACAATACTAAATGCCCCGTATTCTCTCTGCGGCGCTGGTGCGGGAAAAGAACCAACTCCAATCAGACCACGTCATTACATGGCTCTTCGAGCTATTAATACCAGGGGCACCGGTCCCGTATCGCTTGGTTAATTATGACCAGGATATTCAGTTTCATGGCATCTGGTACAACCGCTATAGCGTTGACGTTGACGCTCTGGAAGACGCCACGAGTCAATCTTTAGTGCGGCTGCGGGCCACAGTGGGCAATGTGGATCAGGCCTTTATCTCGTTGCTGGAGCATTACTGGGGGCCGGACAGTCGCTGGGAGGTGACTATCTGGCCGATTGATACGCAGCAGCCCGACGCGACGCCCTTTGGCACGGGTGAAGTTTTCGAAGTGATCCAGGTGGCGACCGACTTTCTGACGGCGGTGGTTGACCTCCAGGCCGAGGGCATTACGCTCACAAGTACTATGCCTAAAAGAAGGTACACACA